TTGCTTGATTATTGTGTCACCAAGATTGACAATTTCACCACCAAAAAAGTTGACCTTTGCAGATGTTAAAATTTCCTGTTCGCTATAATCTGCGCTAAACTCGACGCCTCCCGCGCTTGTAAACTGAAAGTCTGCCGCTTGCGTTAAATCAAGATAGAACCTATCATTACTGCCATTAATGTCAATAAAAGCAGTTCCCGTGGTTGTGTTTGCGGCTGTCTTAATTTCAGCAAGTGTAGCAGCAAGAAACAGCGGAACAGTGTCAAACGGGACCGCCATTGCGTCAACGCGGGCTGTCAGTGGCGCAAGGATGCCAATTGTGTTGGCATAGTACCAATTCCCCGCAAGTGTGGTTGAGCTTGGGGCAGGAATTAGAGCCTTGATGCGCTCGAAAACGGCGAAGGCTTGACTGTCTACAGTGCCAGCAACTGACACGTCAAAATAATCACCTTGCTGAACCGCGCCGCCCGCGCCACGCACTACCGGGAAAGCGCCAGACGATGCGTCCCAAGGGCCTGCGTAATATGTGCCGCCAGTATTTGCATTATCGCCCGAGATACGCGCCGCCGTTTCTGCTGCGAATATTTCGTCAAGGCCTAGCGCCGTGCGTGCTTGAACTGGTGTTTTAAAATCGGTCATTTTATCAAATCCTAAGTGATTGTGCGCGTGACAGTAACGTCAGCGCTGTTTGTGCCTGAGACGTTGACCGATCTGGCAACGTAAGTGTAAGTTCCTGCGCCTGGTGCGTCTGTGAATGATACAGCCGTGTCGCGTGGCTGGTAGAACGTGCCAATGACAACAGCGTCGCGCAGAATTTCAGTCTTCCAAAGGTTTTCGGAATCGGCAGTTCTAAACGCTACCAAGCCCTCGCCGCCCGTCTGGTCCGTGACTGTAAAGCTAGTTGGCACGCCTGGCGCGTCTGTGTTTGCCGTCGCCGTGATGTTGTTAAATTCGACGTTTGCCGACCGCCTATCGCCCTGCGCTTCATAATACAGGCGAACGTCATATCCGGACCCATCCGCAAGTGGCGCAATTGTTGCTTGCTGGCTCGTCGCGTCCATTTTCCATTCATTGAAATTGTTAGTTCCGGCGAGCGCATATTCCAGTCGTGGCGCAAGAGCGACAGACGGCCTTGCATCCCATGTTACCCCGATCCCCGCCGCGTAAGAGCTTTGTGATATCCGCAGGCCAGCGCCCGCAGCCGATGCGTTGGTTGGCGTGGGTATTGCTGCGTCTGTGTCAGGCGTTGGCAATGCCTGCGCGGTGCCATCGTTTGCCGAGTCCCGATTGACTGGCACGAATGACGCCAAGTTAAGAGTGACGCCGCCGCTCGCAAGGTCCATTTCAAAGCCCATCACGCGCCAATATACGTTTGGCAATTCTGTGACGTCCGCTGCAAATTCAACATACCGCTCAAACATTGCAAGCCGTCCCGATGGCTTTAGTCGAACCTTCAAGGCATATGCGGGGTTGTCTATCTCGATCTGCCGCGATGCAAGATAGCGTCCCTGTGCGTGTGACGGACACATATCAAAATTAGCTTCTGTGCCGATTGCGATTTGACCGTTCGCCGTTTCGCGCGTCGCATCAATCCAAGGATCGCCGCCTGTCGTTTGGAAACCAAGCGCCGGGTCAGTGTAGGTAAACGGCAATTCTGTATATCTGTTGACCGCTGTTGGCCCGCCGTCCCAATCCTCAAACGAAACAATCTGGCTGCGAGATATTGAAACCGTAGGGGCAGACCATTTAGGCGAGTAAATGCCAATTTTTCCGTTTGGTAGCAGGCCGATCACAGCGCCGCTTGATGCCCGCATGCGCTTAAGCGTGTTGCTTGCATCGTCTGTAAGGGATGCAACGCCGCTTAACCTGCAACGCGCCTCGCTGCCACCTGCTGCAAGTGCAAACGCCTCGTCAAACTCATTTGCCGCCGCCGTCAAAACCGTTTCGTCAACACTGCCCGGTTGGTTCATCCCATCCGCACGTTGGATAAAATCCGCAATGATCAGGGCTGGGTTTTCAGTCCAGACGGTTGTGGCTGTTCTTGGGTCGTAAATTTTTAGGCCACGGCACACGACTTCAAGCGAAGGCTCATTGCGCGGATATACATCGCGGAACGTATCCGGCCCGACGCTTTCCGCCCGCATGTAGGTCGTAAAGATCCCCTTCAAATCGTGCGTGTTGTCATAGTCTGGCCAAACAGCCTCAATGCCCGTGTAGCTGGACTCGTTTGTTGCGCCTCTTTTGTGCAGGATTTGAATCAGGTTTGTGCCGTCTACAACATATTGCGCTGTAGTGACGTTGCCCGTAACAAAGTTTACGGCAACTTCCTTGCCGTCCAGAATGTATGTTTCGATTGCGTCAATTTGGCCCTGTGAGTGCGCTGTGACACGATGAAATTTTCCAGCCCGTGAGCGGAAAAACGTAACTGTGCCGCCTAAGCGATTGCGACCGTATGGCAGCAAGCGCGGCCCAGCGGATTGCTTTAGCACCAGCTTAATGTTTTGCGGGGTTGTCGCTGCCGGAGTTGTAGCAAACAGAGCGTTGGATGCCGCGGAAAGCAGCAAGGAACCGCCGATGCTCGTGGCAATACCCAGACCTGTCAAACCGCCCGCGCCTGTGACTAAAGCCGCAGCCCCGCTTGCGCCAAAAACTGCGAATGATGCTGCAAGTAACTGAGGCATTTATAAAACCCAACTGTCGAGAATGTAATAATTTGCAGGCGACAGGTTTTTACAGTCGCCCTTTAGCCATATACGCCCGCCAGACATCAGCCCGCAGATCACGCGCCCGTCGATTTTGGCAACCGCAACACCGTCGCCATCTCCCCGCTTGAACGTGGCCATAACAGACCGCGTAAGCGTCAACATTCCGCCGTTGCGCTGGACTACCCGCCGACACCCGAAAGACGTGTCATACGTCCCGCGATAGGCCGCGCAAGGGTCAACACCAGTAACAGACGCAACCCAACCCGCAGCCCATAGGCCGCAATCTGTCTGGCCCCATTGCCAAGGGTCGCCGTAAGTGTCGCGGATATAGTCAGCGATCACCATTCCGTCCAAACCACCTCTGTATCAACAACCTCGGGAATAAACCGCAGGCCATTGTCACCGGGAAAGCGCCTCAATTGATCGCGATGCGTAAGGCGTCCAAAATTAGCAGCGCCGGCCCTAATCAGCACGCTTTCAACCGTCATTGATATAGATGCGCCCGACGCGCTGAATGATGCCGTGGGGCTGTCCATCGTGCCTGTGTGGAGTGCAGTTGGAATGCCGACTGGTGTGGGCCTGCCTTGGCTGTCCAATACATCGTCAGACATGACCTGTTCCCACAATTTAGCAGATCGCCCGCGATATTCGGATTGGTTGCCAATTAATTGAGGAATGCGAAAAACCCCAGAACTTCGCTCGTCGCTGTCCAAGACTTCCCAAGGGATACCTAGCATGTATTCCATCGCAGGCGCAAGCGAATTAGTGCCTCCGGTTACCGCACCGACAGAAACCAGATCGCCCATCCCCTGCCAGACGTAACCCCATTCGGGATCTGTAAATGGGATGTTTTCGTTGCTGGTGTAGATCGTGCCTGAGAGGAATTGAAACTCTGCAAGCAAAATAATGTGGACCGACTCCGACAGCAACCTCGCCTCAACGTCTGCAGCCGCCGCGCCCTGGCCTGCAAGATAAACACTCATCGCTCAAACGCCTCCTCAAGCGTTAGAATGTAGGGTTCGCCCCATGCGCTGAATTGGTGCGCCGCCGCCGCCGCGCTATCGTCTGGGAGCCTTACCCGGATCTTAGGGTCAAGAACCTGCAACGTCTGACCCAAAGCAATCGCCGTCCGCAATGGCGGGTTAAAGCTAAGTGCGCCGCTGTTGTTGGCAAACACGCGATACAAAAAGTCGTTGTGCGAAAAGTGGCACCCAACTTCGATCACTTCGCCGTCTGTGTCCGTTGTTTGGATTATCTTAGCGCCCGCCGCCGCGTCCGCGCTTGTTTCGGGGTTTGGATCACTGTCGAAAACAATTGCGTTATCCGTGCCAGATTGAAAGCCCATGTTGCCGCTGCCATCAAACAAAAACAAGTTTTCTGCAGCAGTTGGCAACAATTGGTTAATGTTTGGCACGCTCACGTTGAAAGTGTTAGCCGCGCCGTGCAACTGATCAAGGAACGCCATATATGCGCCCCACCCGGCGCGATAGCCCCAAGCGTCAAGCACCTGGTAGCTGCACACCCATGTGCGATTCTCGCGGCTAATCCGTTGCTTGCGACCGTCCAAGCCCATTTGCCCGCTGGTTGTGGTCGTCTTCAGTTCCCACTGGCCTAGCTGTTTAAGCGTAATACTTGCCGGGACTGTTACCGTGGTCATGTTGGGCGTCCCTGTGCTGTGGCGATGCGCTTGTTATTCTGTTGTATACCAGCCGAGACGCCAATGCCAACCATTTCCACGATCTCCGCATTGCCGCGCGCGCCGTTCACTGTGATGTTAATAACGGGGGCTTGCGATGACGATTGCCCGCGCGTGTGATCCGTGACCGTTTCTTGCGGGTGAAGCATTGCAGCAAACCCTCCTTGACCGTCAAGGCCACCGGATCGCGAACCGTTGCCCGTAGACCCGCCACCGCTAAATGATGGCAGGCTTGCAATTAGGCCCGATATAATGCCGCCGCCCTGTGCGCCGCCGCCAATACCCATGAACGATTGCCCTAATGACGTAAGCCCCGACGATAGCCACGATTGTGCCATGCGTGCGATTGCGTTTTGAAATACATCCGCAAGGCTTTCCATGCTCAAACCCGCTTGAGATAGATCATCGATAAACGGTTTCAATCCGCTGTCAGCCCACTCGGCGTCTGTCAGCTCTTGCCTCAATTGCGCGACGTGTTGCGCGTATACATCCGGTCCTAAAACGTCAGCCTGTAGCAACCGTTGAGCCTGCCCTAAGCCTGCGTTATACTTGTCCTGCGCAGTTGCAAGGCCGTTTGTGATCTGCTCAAGTTCCCTTTGGTTGTCATTGCGTAGCTTTTTAGCCGCTCGCTCTGCATCAGATGTTCCACCACCGCCTGACGTTGGGTTGAACCTTGGTCCTACGTTTAGCGTTCCGACTATGCCCTGCAATGGGCCTCCGCCTAAGCGGCCCTCGTTTTGTAGGCTGGCAATAGCGCTGTCTGGGCCTGATACACCCACGCGAGACGCGCTAGTCATGGCCGATATGCGCAAGGCTGTCCCAAGAGCGATTCCTAACTCATCAGACATGCGCCGCGCCGATTGTGCAGCCGTGTCAAAGTTCACGCCACTGGCAAGGCGTGCAAGCGCTGCTGTCGTGTCGGCAGCGGTTTGCACTTCGCCGCCTAAAACAACCACATCACCCGATGCCAAGGCAATTGCAGTCTCAAGGTCTGCAACGGCTTTAGTTGCATCATTGAACGCTTGGGACCCAACGTCTGCGGCGGCAATTACTTGCTCTTGTTCCGCGACAACAGCGCGCAACTCAGCCGCCATAGTTTCAATATTGCGAGCGGCTAAACCTGCCGTGTATTCCAGCCCCTCCAATCCGCTTGAGTCTAAATCTCTTGCAAGTTCTTGCGCGTCTAAAAGGTTCAATTGCGCCTTTTGGATGTCTTCGGCCATGCGCAAATATACCGGGCTTGACTTTGCCATTTCTATGTTTTCTTGCCGTATAGCGTCGGCCGCTACCAATGACGCTTTTGCCCGTATTAAAGCAAGATCGGCAGATTGGCGAGACATAGTTACCCCGCCCTGCATTGCAACAGACAAGGCATTCACTTGGGTAAGCTCGTCGGCAATAGCCAAATTCGCAACGTCTGCGGATCGCTGCACTTGATCCATGCCGCGAGAATACGTGAACAAGCCCCCGACAAATTCTCCCAATGCTGCCGCACTATCCACCATTGCAGTAAGGCCGCGAGACAAGGCAGTGACGCCATGCACAACGCTGCGAATGATAGCCGTCAATCCCGCATCGCCAAGCGCAATCGCCAAGCCCTGCGCTGCCGACATTGCGCCCTTTAGATCGCCGCCTAAGTTGTCGCGCATGGTTGCGGCCATATCGCCAGCCGCGCCGTCCGCGCGTGCTAGTTCGTCGCCAAAATCGCCGACCCGTTGCGCCCCGTCAATCAAGACCAGCGCGCCGGATGCGGCCTCACGCCCGAACACGGTCATCGCGTCGGCTGTGGACAGGCCAGCCGCGCCGAGTTTTGCCATGACCTCGCTTAAATCGTTCGTGGCCGGATCAACGTCAGCAATAGTCAGGCCAAGGCCACGGATAACCGCCTCTGCTTGCGTTGTGGGCCCAGCAAGTGCAGCAAGAACGCCGCGCAAGCCTGTGCCTGCACGCTCGCCCTGGATACCCGCGTCTGACAGGACGCCAATCGCAGCCGCCGTGTCTTCCAGCGACATATCAAGAGCGCTTGCAATTGGTGCGACTGTTGACATCGCCGCGCCAAGCTGTCCGACTGTTGTGTTTGCGCGTGTGGATGCAGCCGCAAGAACGTCCGCAACTTGTGCCGCATTGCTCGCTTCGATACCAAAACCTGACATGATGTTGGATGCAGTATCAGCCGCAGCCGCCAAGCCCATGCCGGATGCTGTCGCAAGGTCAAGAACCGAGGGTATTGCCGCCATAGCTTCTGTCGCATTAAATCCAGCCATTGCGAGAAAATTAAGGCCATCCGCTGCTTGGCTTGCACTAAATTCTGTTGTTGAGCCGAGGTCTTTTGCAATGTCGCGCAATGCCTCAAGCTCGCCAGATGTTGCACGGCTGACCGCGCCAAGCCTTGACATGCTTGTTTCAAATTCGGCGATGATCCGAACCGCGCTACCAATGGACACAATGGCACCCAATGCAGCCGTTGCCGCTATTGCGACCGCGTTAAAGCTGCGCTTTGCAGACCCTCCAAACTTGTCAACCTTGCCAGACGTGCGATCACTTTGCGCGCCAAATTGCTTTAGATCACGCTCGCCACGTTTTAGCTGCGACGTGTTGACGCCAAGCACAAGGTTCGCAAAATCAGTCATATTTTATTCCTCAATTTCGCGCTCGTTTGGTGGAATGGAAAACGGGTTTTTGCCTTCGTGCATTCCCGTTACAAATGCCGCGCTCATCTTAATTAGCAATGCGCGTTCGTCGTGATCTACGTCCACGGGATAGGCTGCAAGATATGCCGCGATGTCCACCCAATCCAACGCGCAATCCCCGCCCATTGGGGCCTGCTTAATTGGTCCGGCCTCCATCAGCATTTCCAACAAATAACCGCCCGCGTCCAACTCAATGAACGGGGCCGGCGTGTTGGTGTAGCTGGCCATTCTTCGCGGCCTGATTGTTCCTGCAGGATCGTTTTTGTGTTCAATTGAAGCGTTTAACCAGCCGATCTGTTGAGCGGCAAGAATTAAACGCTTTTGCCGTTTCCCAAGCGATTTGCCTGCTTAGATGCGTATTCGCTGCACTGTTTGGCAAATGGGTTGTTTGTCATTTCAAAAACAGGTTCGCCGTCTTTGTTCAAAACAGGATTGCCGTCATCGTCGGTCTTGACGCCCATTTCTGGGAATGTCAGATCAAGAAACCACATTGCGTCCTCTGCCGTTGCGGGATTGTCGCCCCGGCAGACGTTGTTGAACCCAACAATAAATCCTGCTGCGGCCTCGCACAATTGGTTGTGCACGTCCTCCATGACGCGGGCTTCAGTGTCGGCAGGCTTGTCCGCTTTAGATTGCATGGCTGCTTTTTGGGCTGCCCGCTGCTTGGCTTGCATGGACTTGGAAGCCGTCCCGCGCAAAATGACCTCGCAAGGCTTGTCTCCGTCCATCATTGGCTCGTCTGTCCAAGCGTCAAGAATTTGCATTGCAGATCCGGATTCAGCTTTCGCGCGGCTGTCAAATTTATTAAAGTCCATTTTTATTCCTCTGGTTCTGGTTCAAAGTGGGGCGACTGGTGAACCAAACCGCGCCGCCCCTTCCCGTGAGGGATTAGTTTAGGCGGGTTGCACGTCATCGACAGTGATTGCCGTCTGCATGAAGTTAATTGAGCCGCCCTGGAAAGTTGTGCCGTTTTTGGCGTTTTCTTCGTAATTGTGAAGATAGCCTTGAGCATACTGCACAACGTCGCCAGTTACCGGAATTGGACCGTCTCCAGAGTCAGCGCCCGTTCCAACAACAATCTTGAGCGTGAAGGAACCGGGACGGATTCCAGCCGCAACGATAGCCGTTGCAATGCCCGTGTCCGTACCATCGCCGCGATAAGTAAACGGCACGTCTTTGCCAGATGCCGCGCCCTTGACGCTGCCATCAAAGCCGGTTGCCGTATCCGGCACCGGAATGCTGTTGTGCGTCACACCGAAAACTGGAAGATCAATAACGCCTTTTAGCTGCACAAAGGTTAGCGCCTCCATGCCTGCTTTGTTGTTTGTCGCCGGGTTGCCAGAAACGCCGTAAAGCGTCAGGCCAATGTTACTCTTGTCTGTCATTTGCCTGAACCTTCCAAGCTTGTTTCTATTTTCTCAACGCGGACCCAGCCCATTTTAAGCCAAGCCTCAACGTCTTTTTCGAGCGGTTTTGCAAATGCGCCTGTGCTGTTCGTCAGGTCTGCATGTGCGGGATGAACTGATTTCGTTTTCTTCATGTTATGCTCCGATACTCGCACCAAATTGGCGTTTCAAAACGCTGCCCCTCTTGACGGCCCCCCTTAACATCAAACTTCTGGATTGTGAGTGTGGTTGTGTTTGCGGTTAAACGCAGGCCGCGCTTAAAGTATGCACCAATTGCGCCCGCCTTTTTGCGTGTGACCGTTTCGTAAACGTCAAGGGGCGAAACCAATGTGATAATAAAAAACCCGCGACGATCCATTACTTGACTCGAAGTGTCCATAGGTACATTATCGTTTGGCAATAGCTGCACGGTTACATGCTCGCCCGCAGGCTTGTCGCCGCCCTTTTGTGACCATAGCGCCGGATACCCAAGCGCTGCGATCATAACCATGGCGCGAGCATTCAATGCCTGCAGAATGTCGCTGTCTACGTCACTCATTGCCTGCTCACCTCCGCACTAATTTGATTGACGATTGCCGAAAACTCTTGAACCGTAAGCGCCACCATTCCTTGTGGTGCCTGCCGCGAAAACCCGCCTGTAGTCTTTGGCCCGTCTGGATAACCGCCCTCTTCTAACTTGCGAATATAGGGCAGGTTGTTTGCAAGGTAGATCGTGTCCCCGACATCAAAGCCCTTTGTCGCCGAAACGACTTTTCTAAATGTTGGCCCGACTTGCGTGTCTGTTGCGTCAACTGTTCCCGTCTCTGGCGATCCGAGCGAGGCTTGCCAATTTGACCGCGCCCCGCCTTTGTCTACCGGGGTTTTAAGAATGACGCGCCTAAATAATTCCAGCGCTATTTTGCGGGCTGCAAGTTCCATCTTGCGCGCCGTTTTGCGTTCAAACTTGCGGATGTCGTCCTCGAACTTACCCACGGCAAACCATGTCATAGAGCGCGGTTTCGCCGCCGGATGCAACGCGGCCCAAAATGGCAATCGTTAGCGTGCCACGGTCGCAGATTATTAGATCGTCAAGCGTGACCTCAATCGATGCAGGCTCAACAATTACTTGAAAGTCACCTGCTTGAATGTTGGTCCCGTCAATGCGCCGCTCTGCAACCTCAAATACCGCCATGCGCACCGATACCGGATCTGGCGCAGTCCCTGCCGTGCCGCCCGTTGGATCGGATGGACCGCCGCCGCTTGCTGTTGGGGTCGGCTGCTGAATTGTTCCCGTTTGAATGGCGTCTGGCTGTTTTGCTGCGATTTTGTCAAAGGCCGCTGTGACCCTGCTGCGGATGGTAGCCATTAGCCTCGCACCATGTTTGCCATGCCAACGCCGCCGCGAATGTAGCCACGCAACAGGCCTTCAACCGCAACAATGCGCGGTGTTGATGTCGGCAGGGTTTCGGCTTCTAGCGTGATCGGCCCGACTTTAATCAGGTCGCTGGTTGTGTTTGTTTCGATTGTTGCGAATGGATCAAGCCCGCCCTGCAGAATATAGGCAACCTCAAATTGTGCATGGATAATATCTAGCGGGATTGTGTCGGGATTGATTGGCCAGTCGTCAACTAGGTCATTCACCAGTCTAGGCCATGCTCGCGCCTGGTATTGATATTGCTTCATGCCAATAAACGAATACTTGCGGTCCTCATAATTTGCGCCCTTGCGCAGGTTAATCTCGTTGGCCGCGTCCGTGAGTGCAAGCGTCCAGCCCATGCCAAGCGCGTATGCTGTATATTCCGCAAGCGTGCCGTAGCTATCCGCAGACGTACCGCCGATTGTGGTATCTAATGCCATTGTGAAAACCCTCTAATCTTGGTGAAGGGGCGAACCTAAGCCCGCCCCTCTGCTAAAATTAGCCGAGCAATGTGGCAATCGCGCGCGGGTTCCAAGCCTTGACGCCGTAGATTGCAGTGATGTCAACCATCGCTTTTTTGTAGCCGCCGTAGACTTCAACAGTGAAAGCAAGGCCCGAAACAGGGTCCTGAATAATCATCTGCTCTTGTGCAGCCGATGCCAATGGGGAGGCCATCGGGCGGATCGCAAGCTCAATGGCGCTGCGGTGAAGGCCAATGTTTGCTGCGTAGGAATCGCCAACCGTGATGGCTGCGTTGTTAGCCGCAGCGGTACGCAGGCCTGGGCTTGCAATCTCAACAGTACCAGCCGCGCCGGTCAAAGTAACGCCGCCAACCACAACATACTTATTTGCGTCGCCTGCAATGGTGATAACGTCGCCAGCCTTGAAGCCAGAAGCACCTGGCGTAGACGTGTCAAACACAATTGAAGTTGCACCAGCAATTAAAGCGCCATTCACAAGCGCACTCGCTGCCGTGCCTTTGGTGTGGGCCTGAACTCCGCTGGATTCCTTGAACATGAACCCTTGGAGGTCCAGCAACGTGCCCTGACGCAACAGATCACTTCCGCCTGCCTCGTTGACCTTTTGCAACTGCGCAAGGTTGCGAAGCTTTGTTCCTGCAGATGAATTGACAATAAGCGACAATTGACCATCATTTACAGGCATGTCGTTATCGAGAATGATCTGGCGAGCCTCTGCTACAGTATCAAAGTTGGTGGCAAATGGAGTAGTCCCTGCCGTGCCAACAGCGCGCGTTGAGTTGATGTATGCTTCAACGGAAACAGCCGCTTCAATCGTGCGAACCATACCTTCCATCTTGCGCGTGATCAACTGACCGTAGACAGTTTGGAATCCGGAACTCTGGTTCAAGTAAAGCTGATCTTCGCCAGTGAACGGGATTTGCGCGTTGACTTCTTTGTCCAGCGTCATTGTGTCAACGCCGACTGTGTTGTCGTCACCTTCTGGAATGGTCATTGAAGGGGTCACGCTTTCATTGATCGTGCCTTCAACAGTTGTAAAGGAGCGCACAGTGGTGTTCTGCGCAGCAACTTCGGAACCGGCGTTAACCGTTACCGATGGAATAAAGCCAACCGCAGAACGGCCAGCGATTTCGGCAGCTTTGTAGAGGTCTGCGGCGAGGGATGTAAGTACGTTAGCCATTGGCTATTCTCCTAATGTGCGGTTAGTCTTTGACTGCGCCGCCTGATTTTGAATGTGCCGCGCGGTCTACGTGAGACATAGTGTCCCAAGATGCCCGCGTGACGGTTGGTTTGTCAGGCGTCCCGCCATTTGGTGCTGGTGGCTTCCCGCCGCCGCCCTTGCCAGCATCCCGAACCGCGTATGATTTGGATGTTGCAAGTTCCTTGGCCAGATCGGCTAAGGTCGCGCCGTGATCAGATCCTGATCCAATCATCGGCTTTCCGTCTGACGTCATCACCTGAGCGGTGCCGTCTTCTGTAAACTTGAGACGGCCCATCGCGCTTGAGGCAATGTCGTCAATTGATTCTGAAATAAAACCAGCCTTTGCAAGCTCGGCCTTGAGGTCGGACGATGCGCCGCGCTGCATCATTTTGCTAATGCGGTCATTTGCGCCTGTCAGCTTGCCTTCGTAATCGGACTTCATCGCGTCAAGCTTGGCCTGTGCGTCTTCGCTACCCTTGCCGTTGCCCTTGGCCTTTTCGGTCAGGTCGGCAATTTGCGCGTCCAGATCGGCAGGCGTGCCAAACCTAGACCATGCTGCAGCGTTTCCGCGCTCCTTTGAAAGAGCCGTTTTCAGGCCCGCCACGTCCTCTGGTGCAGCAAGTGCGCCAAGGTCAAGAGAACCTTCTGATACGTGGCCTTGTAGCCATTCTGGAAGGGTTGTTGCGTCTGCGATTTCGATTTTCATAGTCAGCTTCCCGCTGTTTGCGCGTTAGCATCCCGCCAACGCAAAAAGCCCCGCCTAAGCAGGGTTGTTTGGTTCGATTGTTGCAGTCCTGCCGCGAACGCGTGCGATTGCAATCCGCAGGAATTAGTCAAGTTTTATTTTCACCGGACCAACAACACCCATAAAGAGCGCATAGTTATTCAAGCACACAAATACACTACTTTTGCGCGGGGTGCAAGGGGTTTGATTACACCCGTTCGCGCAATTCCTCAAGCGTTAATGGCCGCCCGTTTGCATCCATCAAATCACGGAATGATATATCCCCGTCGCGCCATAGCTTCGCACGACCTACGCCAAGGTTTTCGTTTTGCTCTGTGACTGTGCGGCGTGATAGCCAGCCCTCGAATGTGGTATCTTGCGGTATCTGCCCGTCAAGGCTTGCGCGTGTGGATTCCGGCACTTCGTCAATGTCTAGGCCAAGTTCCCTAAACGACTTGAGAACCGGCGTTGATGTTGACCTACAGCCCCAATGCAGATTGCCCGGTCCACCACCCCAAGGCAGCGTGTGGTCAATCGGCTCATGCGCCCCAACGGTATAGGTCAGCCCGTCGCGCGCGCTGCATTCAACCGTTGTGCGCAGATCAATCGTGCTCACCCATTGCTCGGCCTTAATGATGTCGTCGTTGTCATTGTAGACCGCCTGCCGCGATGCCTGAGACACGGCTTGCGTTGCGGATCTCACAAGGCTGTCGGCATGGTGGCGCGTGGTTTTCATAAACCCTTCGACCACCTCGCCGTTCTGTTTGCCGCCCCTTATGCGACGGATAAGTTGGGCGTTTGTTTCGCCCTGAGCAATCCCTAGCCTCATGTTATCTTGGAACCGCTTGAGCGTGTCACCTGCTTGCCGTGAGACCCAATCAGATACCGGAGCGCCCTGCACTAACAGATCGCCCGTAATAGCCACCAGTTGCCCGCGTGTTAGCTCTGTGGTGATAAGCTGAACGCCTGCACCATGGTTGATTGCCGACACAGCAAACCGCGCTTCCATATCCGCAATCTCGCGCAACTCATTTGCAAGGCGTTTGCCCTCTGCGCGATATGACGCCGTGATCGTTGCCTTGACCTGCTTGAGTAGTTTTTCAAGTCGTGCCTGTCGCCGGGATATGCTGCCGATGCCTGTTGGGTCGATCTTGGCAATTTGCGCCACTATATCGCCCTGCAATGCATTCAGAAATCGCCCAGCATCGCGCGACTGACCCGCCGCCAGCCTTTGGAGGTCAAGCGCGCGGGTTGTCATGCGGTCAAGTATTTTATCGTTGGCGTTTGTCATGTTGCCGCCAAATAGGCTACTGTCGCAATCACATAGACGGCAAGCAAGGCAATGCCAGCCCAAAAGCCACCCATTATACCCTCAAACCCTTCTCCGTCTCTTGCGAGCAATCTAAAAGCAACATTAAATAATACTGCGCCGCCGAGTAGCCACGCGACTAAAATTCCGATTACTTCAAACATAATTCACCCTATCGTTGGCGTTTGTCATTGGTTAGGCCTTCCTCCACCGCCGCCGATATTTCGACGCTTTATTCTCTGCCTTTTCCAAAGCCGCCTCAAGCTCCTCGATGCGGGCGGCGGCCTCATTCCGCTCAACTGTCCAGCGGCGGGTGCGGTGCAGCACGTTTTCGGTTCCGCTAAACCCGTTAAATTTTAATCGCTCTACTAAATTAGTCATGGTGTTTTCTCCTTTGGTTCGCCCCAATCGTACGCCCTGGACTAAATTTAATCAAGGGCGTTGTTTGGTTAGGTGTAACCGATGACGCCAGTGACAGCACCAACGACCGCATCAGGAACTGAGTTGTTTTCCGCTGGTCCCATTGTCATTGCAAAGGCTAGGCCCGTGCTGAAAATAAGGCCACCTTGAGGCAATACAAATCCGCTGTCAGAATTTGGCGGCATGGTTATCGTGACAAGTGACACGTCTGTTCCAACCACTGGCGCGGATGCCTTATTGTAAAGCCTGACATATCGCAAGGTTGCCGTGCCGTTAGTCAGTGAAAATGTTGTAACGCGCGTGGCACTTGTCTTGATTGATTCCGCGTTGGTTGTGGCGGCTGTAATGACTTGGTGATATGTTTGCGGGTCTGCGTCTGCAAGCCTGACTGTGCCGATGACCTTCGTTGTTTCCGCCGCAAGCGTGATGTTGCCAAGCGTGCTGATCAGGCCCGATGAGTTTTCATCCCGATGACCGTAAGCAACCGCTGAGATTGTGCCAGACGTATAAGCGGAAACTCGCGCGCGAACGTATTTTGTCAGAACGGGAACCTTGACAACGCGATTTGTTGTTGCAGTAATTTGGCCTGTTGCGTTGGCGCTGGGGTCTGTTGTCGCGATTGCATAAAATGTGGTGTTGTCGTTTGAACCCTCAAACGTAACGGTCGCTTCCCAAGTGCCAACAAGCTGCATTGAAATGAACGCGTATTCCTCGGCGTCAAGGCTTGGCAATACGTCTTCATTTAACGCCGTCGCGTTGTTTGTTGCCACAATCGCCGGAAAAGAGTGAATCCCCTCATGTCCGTCGCTTGAGAAGTTAATGACGCGCAGCGCCTTTGGGATTGGCTCGACCGATGCAATATCCGTGCTGTTGCCTGATTTAATTTCTACTGCCATTGTCTTTCCCTAAACTAGCGCCCACTGGACGTTGTATTTTCCATTTGCCGGCGCGTTTTTCATCGTGCCATATATCGTAAAACCTACACCCGGCACGATTGCGAACGCCTCAACGCGGATCGGGTCAATCAACAGATCCTCAGCAATGTGGTCGTCTGTGTCCTCAATCCGCATCTTGACCAAAACGACAGACGTTGCCGTGATTGCGTCAATGCCAGTGACGACAACGGTTGCCGTTTTGTTTGATGCGCCAAATTCCAGCGTTGCAATGCCAGACGGATTGCCGCGGCTTGATGGCCCGCCCGCAATCATGCCTTGAAACTGCACTGCATCCTTGCCCTTAACCCGGCCCGCATCGATCTTGCGCCCATCGTCCAGCGTGATAATTAGGTGGCCGCGTTTGTTGATTTCAACGTCTTGGATACCGTTGCCGTCATCGCCGTCATTGCCGCGAATGCCCGCTGCGGATTCTCCCGGCTCGCCCTTGTCGCCTTTTAACCCGCGTAGGCCTATTTTGCCTCTTTTACCAGGCTCGCCCTTGTCACCTTGGTCGCCTTGTATGGTTTCGCCTATCTCACCTTGCTTTCCTCTTATACTGTCGCCACGGTCGCCTTTAAGTCCAGGCTCACCCTTGTCGCCCTTGATGCTTTCGCCTTTGTCGCCACGGTCGCCAGTGACACTATCGCCACGGTCGCCCTTATCGCCTTTGTCGCCCTTGTCCCCATCAATACCGTTTAACGCCTCGCGCGCTTCGACAAGCTTAAGCCGGTCGCGCAACATTGCAAAGCCCTTGCCGACAAATTCGCCGAGATCGTTATCCATTCAGTGCAGCCAATGCGCTATCCAGACCGCTCGGCCCGGTAAGGTCAAGCCCCTCGCCAGTCAGGTCAGGTGGTGCGCTTGCAATGGCGTCCATATCCGCCTGTGTGTCCAGATCGGGGCTTAGGAATCCGCGTCGTTTGCGTTCTGCGTAGTAAGCTTCTTTTGACAACAGGCCCAACGATACGTCAGTTTGCATGACCTGCACTTCTTGCGCTGTCAGTGGCACAATGCCGAAGTCCTTGTTGACTTCAACGGTGATGACCTGCTCCGGATCGCCAGCATAGAACGCCATCCATTCAAGCGCCTGTTCGATTGCGTCCTTCAAGTTGTCGGCCATTTGTGACAGGGTGGAGGTTTCTTTTGTTGAGTCTAGCACGGCTCCGGTTGCGGTTTCATGGCTGGCAACCAATAGCTGAAGGCCAAGCGCCTGCATTTGGTATTGCAGGTCTTGCAGGTCAGTCCTGCCCGCGCCAATTGCCTGCCCTGAGTGCTCAACCCACTCTAGCTTGGCTGTGGGGTCGAGTGCCGTAACTGCTTGGCTTGCACTAATTATCAAAGGCTCGTCGTCGCCACGTCCAGACGCAAACAAGATAGGCACGCGCGCGAAGTGCAAAATGTGCCGCTGGTCTGATTGGGATTGCCAATGCGCAATGTTTACATCGGCCAGATCCTCAAGCACAGGCTCGGCAATGAAAAACCCTGTTCTTTGCGCATAAAACGGAATGACCGTAATTTCCTCGGCGCCTGAAGTGTACTCATCAACAACCAACCATTCGTCTTTGTCGTTTTTGCGGTAGATCCGCACCGATACTGTGCTACCCTCGCGCGTCAAGACTCGCACCTGATCAACATTGATTTGAGTAAATTCGTCCTTGGGGTCGTCCTCTGTGACTGACTCCATAATCCGCAACATCGACAGAGCCAGCACGTTGTTAAATTGCTCTGTCTTGAAGCCTAGAATGTCCTCAACGCGCAAATGAACCATGTAGGGACGCAACCCAAGCGACGATGCAGCCGCGCGGGTTGTTTCGCCCTCACGTCGCGGCGCATCAACCATAATGTAGGAAATACCCGGCACAAACGCATCTTTGAATACATCAGAGGCAAACGCGCTAAGGTCTTGCCCCTGCATGTTGATGTCTTTGGCAAACTCTTTGAGGCGTTCGCTGCCGTCGATGATCTCAATTGACTTCGTAAACACGCGGCCCGTCATGTCTTTGACCGTTTTGCGCATCCCGTTAAACAGCCAAGACGAATCCAGCCGCGCCTTATAGTCTTCGTCTGCCTCGGCTTTGAATTTGGGTAGGTACGTCTTGCCGGATTCCCTCATCGCATCAGTGCCACCCATAAGCGCGCGGCCCTTTTCGGCAGCCTCAACCATTTTGGCCATCGCTTTAGATCGCTTGTTTACGGTTTTTGACATTGTGTTTTCCTTAGAATGGCAGGGCTGTTGCGGTCATTGTCGGCTTGACGACAGGCATTTCATACGCGAGCGGATAGCCGAAAGCGTCGTTGGAGTGATCAAGGCCCGTTGTCTTATCCGGCTCGCCTTGCTTGTTATAGGGCTGCTGCTCAAGACATCTCGCGGTCTCTGGGCATGTATCAGGGTTGACGTAAACGCGGCCACGCTGGAAGCCCATGTTAACGGCTAGAACGCGGTCTTTAACGCGCGGATTGCTTGGCTTGGCACGGATCGCATAACCTGCCCCGCGTAATAGTCCGATGTCAGACAGGGACGCACCCTTGCTTGAGGTATTCTTGCCGCTGGCGTCGGGGTAGATCGTGACCGTGTGACCCTTATATCTGCTGTCCATTGTTGTAATCATAGACGGGGTATCAACGCCGCCGTCTATTTCATCAACGCAATGCCAGTGCTTTTCGCGCAAGACAAAAGCCTTGGCGGCCATGTTGCCCACGTTAAAATCCATGCCTAACTTGATCGGCTCGCCTGGTCGCAATGTCTCGCGGCTGCGGTTTGTCTCGCGGCTGTAGGAATTATAAACTGTTCCCGATGTCAGGTTGACAAACTGGCCTTCAATGTATGCGTCAATCAACTCAGCCGGATATGCAGCCCGCAAGTTATCCACGTAATCATCAGGCAAATATGGATTGCTGTAAGTTGCCGCTTGAAACATTTCATAGCCGGGGGTAACGTCTCGCACCCATCGGTTGTAGACAAATTTAAAGCCTTCAGGCGTTGTGTAGGCAGAAACCCGATTAAATGGCCGCTTGATTCCTTCTGGCCGCTGTCGGTTTCTCGCAATGATTTTGTTCCAAGCCAATAGGGCCTTTTCGGTTTTCATCGTGTCAATTTCGTCAACGTGGGCCCGGTAGGTTTCATAACCCACAATGCGCTCGGGGTTGTCCATTGTCCGCATTAGAAAGTCGCCAAACCGTGGCCATGACGTGTAAACAATATTCTCAGACTTGTTCCATTTGTGCGGTATGCCCTGCTCGGATAACTTTTCGCAGATCCTAGGCCCCGTGATTAGCCTTACGAGGTCATAGGTAGGCGCATAGAGGCCGATAAGAGCCGTTGAACTATGCGCCGCATCACCAATGGCAGAACATGCCATGACCTCGGACTTACCTGCACCAAAGCCAGCGACGAACGCCGGATGCTTGGCATCAGAACGCAAGAAGTTCTCTTGTGGTTCAGTCAGTATCAGATTGATTGGGTTTTGCGCGCTCAATGTTCCACCCATCAAATATTTGCGGCGCGTTCTCAATCGGGATTTCGACAGTGCCTTGAATTGGTCTGCCGTATGCTCGATCTAGTAAAGCGTTCGCCGCTGTAACTCTTGCTGGTTCGCTTTGACCAGACGTTGCAATCTGCACCAAAACAGCCAGCGCCTCTTCCACATGCTCCTTAGCCATTGCGGCAAGGTCACGCTTGGCAAGTGATGTTGCGCCCGGTTTTCGGCCTGCTCCGGTTCGCTTTCCGCCGTGAACAGTCATCTTGATAAACTTGAATGATTGAATTGCATAGGCTTCCCGCCTTTCGTTAAGGCATCCCGCC